GTGGGTTTAGCAACGCTTCTAGTGTCGACTGGGACATAACGTGGTGTCCAGTGTTGGGTGTTAGAAGGTAGGACGTTGTTAACAAGCTTTACATCTACAATGGTAAGGGAATTAAGAGGAGTAGGAAGGGTGAGATATGAGCCAGTGTTTGCATTTGAGCCTTTGATAAAAAGCCCACGTGCATTCACTCCAAGGAATATTTCAGAGGCACTATTGGATGTATCGGAAAGTGCAAGTTCGTAAGAGTCTCTGTCATTTTGTAACAGTTCTAAGGGAATGTATTTCTCGATAGCGCGACGGAAGTACTGGGTAACATAAAGGTTAGCCAGTTCGTCATTCGCACGATCGAGTACAGCCTCAGAAACGTTAGTAGGTTGAAGGGTAAGGGTTGCATTATTGGTCTTTACTAGAGAAGATACAGAATCAAAAGTGGAACGGGAAGTAATGTAGCTAAAAGGTACTGAAGTCACTGTGCTCATACCAGAAATGGTAAGATTGAATGGATTGGAAGCAAGGATAGGGGCCATCGCGTTATTAGGAAAAGACGCGAAGTACCATGTTTTTAAACCAGCTTCTTCAGTATATACAACAAGTTTTACGATATTATCAAAGGGAACGGGAACTTTATTAACGAGAGCGACAGCACCAGTGGTAACACCACGATACGCCTCAATCATGTAAGTTGCGGGAACATCTCTAACAGTTGAGTACATTCTGTTCTTAATAAACGCGTCGAGTAAGTCGGCAGGTTTATTAAGACCAGCATGAACTATTGAAGCTAACCAAAATTCTTCAGGGAGTTTACATACTTCAGTAACAGGAAGGTCGGGAAAGGAAGAGGGATATTTACTAGTCTTCATGGTGTAGGGTACATAATCACTGAGTACCATTGTAAGACTTCCAATAGCGTCAACATCAGCAGGAGTGCCGGGAGCAGTAATACGTGTAGCAAAGATACCCATTTTTTGGTCGGGTGAACACATAATTACTCGTCCAGCACTACGCATGCGGATGCCAAACTTTTGAGTTTTAATAATTTCGGGTTCTGTAACATAATCAGCAAAATCTGTCGGAAGGACGGAATGTTTTTCTCCTGATGTCATGAGGTAAGTCAAGGCACCAGGGGGAATGAAGTTATCAAAAGTTTTACCTTTAAGAGTTTCTATGTTTTTAAATTCAAGTGATTTTAGCGGAGACTCAGGAGAGCCAGAGAAAAAGTTAGGACCAATAGAATACCAAAAGTCGGGAGCGGGTTTTACATAATGTTCAATAACGAAGGAGACATTGGGATTATCATAAGAGGATTGAAGTCGAGCAGTGAGAATACACACTAGACGTTGTCTGTCTGTACCTTGATCTAAGGTAGATACAGCAGCAACTACAGTGGCATTCGACTGGTTCAAAGTTGGATAGAGGACATGTTTGGAAATGGTTGTCTGACCAGCTTGCAAATTAGCATAAGTGTCACTAAGAATGATGTTGTTTCTTGTAGCGGAAGTGGAGGATCCATGTAAGAATCCAGTCAAAAGACCGACACTAATGTTATTTACTGTGATCATCTCGGATGTAAATTCTATACCACCACCCATCCAACGATGAGCACGTAAGAAAGGATGGAATTGGACAGGAAAGGAATCAAGGGTATAATGGCGAGACCATAAGACTTTACCTACGGCTGTATCGGCTGTCACAACAGTCGTTCCCATATGGAAACGGCCGGTGCGAAAAGCTTGTTCAACAGTTTTCGGGTTAGAAATGAGGCCTTTAAAACCAACAGGAATTCCTGCATGCTTCTGGCGGACGGGAGTGATGCCAGGAGGAGCAGAAGAATCAGAGTCAAGTACGAGAGGTCGAGAATCAGCCTCAAGGTTATGCGTGGGAGTTCGGTCATCTGTGTAAGGAATTCGTTTCAGTGCTTTGGGAGCGAGGTCAAGTAATCGGCGGACTGCTGGGGTTTCCAGCAAAGTCTCTACTTTCATAACGACATCCCGAAGGTTCTTTTTCGTGTATGGCTCTTCTAGTTCTAAAGAAGCTAGAGAGGCTTTGGACAAGACATCAGATAATACTTCCTCATCTTCTTGAGAAAGTTTCACTGACTGAGAATCAGAAGAGGAGCATGGGTTTTTAGCGGTAGTGTCGTCAACAATGGGAGTAGCAATCGGTAGGGCGAGGTTTTCGGGAAGGAGTGACCAGAGAGTCCAGTCACTAGAAACAGAATCGAGATCCAAATCGTAAGATATAGGAGCACGAGCTACTATGAAAAAGTCTAATAGACTCGTAACATTGTATCGAAAATTGATTCCTGAGTGGATAGTCAATTTCGAATCAATGACACGAATGTACTGCTTAGTCGTAACTACATTGGAGATGGGAATGGGACCACAATTTAAATTTACTGATCTAAGGACAATGGGCATTTTAAGCGGAAAGGAAATGGAAAAGTATACACCTTTGTGGTCAAAGTAGGTGTTAACAGTTGCGGGAGCGACTCCTGTATATTCAAGGAAGCGCTCACGCAACTTAGTGAAAGCTGTTGCAGATGGTATTTCTCTCCACAGCTTGGGAGTTGGGATCTTCACGTCCTTATGAGGAAGTGGGGGTTCGGGTTCTGAACTTTCAGTCTTTTCGGCATACCTTAGGAAAGTTTCTAAGGGGTAAGAGACCTGGGTTTCTAGTCCTCGTGGGGAATAAAAACCAGAAACTGATGCGATTTGTACGTGTACAAAACTCATCAATTTCTCGATAGCCTCCGTAGTGTAAGGGAGGTCAGCGAAGCCAAAAGACACGTAGTGCTTGTTCTTGGAATGGAGCAAGCAGGACGAAGTTAGGGTAAAGCCTGATGAAGCAATAAATTGCTTCATGTAGGCCTCGGCGGCAGAAAGTGGGGGACACGGCATTCTGTCGAGGGGGTGTAGGAAGGTATTATTATCGATAACACGTTGGATAGCGGTTTTAGTGTATCGAATTTGAGTTTTTCTAATCTCTTTAGTAACAATTTCAGGAGTTGAAATACGAGATTTTGGGTAGTCAGGATTGAATAGCGGAGTACCAGGGCTATTAAGCGATTCAAGATTACAAATCGGGAGAGCAAATGTAGAGTCAATATCTATATTCAAAAGATTTTCGTTGCCATTTATCGTCAAAGTGGACATACTACCATGATTAATGATAGTATCTTTAATTTCAAGTTTAATTTCATTATAAGTAAGGAAGTTAATTTTGGATTTAGAATAGTTTCGCAATGTTGTCTGACATATCAATTCAACAGCGCGACACATTGTGTTATAGTAAGTTTCACCGTGTAGAGCTGCTTCCTTGATTGCAAGGGAAAGATTTGAAGCAATGATAGAATTTTCTTTAAGTCTGTTTGTAGTGAACAAAAGGTTCTCAATTGAAATTTTCTTTAACGCCGGAAAAACGACGCCAGTTTGTTTATCCATAGCCATAGTTCTTGAGAGAAAGGAGTGGGATTCCATCGGGGCTACCGTGTAATCTCCAGCTTCTTTATCTGCAGGAGTTATGTCTAAGTTAAAATGATTTTTATAGTAATGCTTTAAATTTATGAAGTTTATTATACCAATCCATAGGGGATGTACTACGCCAACTACGTCATCGCCGTAATTGACCCAGCAGAAAATGTTATAAATAGTATCAAAACGTTTGTAATTCATGACACGCATAGGAGGAATTAAATGGTCTTCATCTTTAATATGAAAGTTCTTCTTTACTGACTCTCTAAAATTTTTATGATTTTCAGGTGAATTTGGATTATCTGTTTTTAAAAAGTTACCAACGATAGTATTAAATTTATATCCTATACGTTGCATTATGTATACTGACATAAGGTCATTAGCAATTGAATTTAACACGGTTGTAAGAATTGTTCCTGAAGGGTTACCAGCATGTTTGGCTATTAAGTAACCATCTGCTAAAATTATAGTATCAATTAATGAAGAAGCTATAACGCGGAAGGCGTTCGTAATTTCTATATTACGTCCAGGATCAGAGCGAGCCAGAACTACATCTCGAATTATTTCTACAGCAGCAGTCATTATATAGCGCGACATATGTTTGTCATAGCGGATAAAGTCAAGTGAGACTCCATGAGTACCAACAGCACGGAAACGATCCGCCAACGTGTTAAAGTCCGTTAAAGGATCAATACCAAGTTGACAAGGAAGTTCGTTCCGATGCTTCTTAAAGGCAGCCATGAAGCGTCCACAATATTTACGACCGACAAAAGAGTCTATCATACCAAGCGCTTCATAATTTCGTGTAGTTGCAGTATCAATTTTTGATTGTTTAAGTCGTTCGTCTTTTAATGATGAATGTGAAATTTCTACAATACGTGTACCTCCAGTAGCCTGAGTGGCTGCATAAGAGACTACATCTTTAAAAAGTTTATGTTGAGTAGTTGAGTCGTCAAGAGTATACATAACAGCACCTAAGGAATTTACAAAAGAAGGCTTAAGAACGTCTCCTTTCTTTATGAAACCATAACGATTCCCTATATCTCCTATAGAGGCATCACGATCCATAGCATCTAAATTTTTATAAAGAGGATCAGCTTGATTTATAACAAGACCGTTAATAGTTTCTGGCATTGTAAGAGGAGCTAGTGATTCAGTAATAATTGTAAGATATTTATTTGTAAGACATTGTTTAGCTTCGTTAATAGGATAAGGAGTTTTAAAGTCATGAGAATTATTAATATGTGATAATTGAGTCAAAATAATTGATTTTTCGTTATGTATGGAAGTTACTAATTGAGAAGGATCTTTAATATTTCTAGTGGAAAGTACAGAGTCAAATTTCTTTTGTTCGAAACCGAGGTCAAAAAGTTTTTTGATGGTTGATTTTTCATGAGGAATGTCGGCATGTACGCGTTTATTGAATTGATAAGATTTTTTGGATTTATGTGTGTAGCCAAGTAAAGTTAAATTAGGTGTTGCAAATACATCGGGCCATTCAGAGTCTTCAGAATGGTAAAATTCAGTGAGATGATCATTAGTGACAGGAACACACAATAAGCGAGTAGTACCTATTGTGTCTTCCGGGCGTGTAATAATCATTTCAGTACACAACGGTTCTGCACGCATTTTAGCTTCAAGAGTAATAGTACATTTTTCAAGTTCAGTAATATATTCATCATTTAGTAGTGTAAAACAAGCGTGTGAAGCACAAGAGGCAAAATGAAGGCCGGTAATAATTTTTTCATTATAACGTGGACTAGTCAATACATAAGGTAAGCCACAATGTCCATAAGCTCCTAATATAGTATTAGTTGTATACCAAAAGGCTCTATAGTGATTATTTTTCATAGTAAAGGGAGTTTCTGCAATATTAAAATCTTTATAGTGAGTTATGTGGGCTTCGGCTGTACCCTGAATAGCAGTGAAGCTGCCTTCATTGACTACTAACTTAGCTATACCCATATCGGGCATAGATGAACTAGCAGCAGTTGCAAAATAAGGTCGAATATCTTTTAATCCAGGAATTTTAGTTTGCGTTGTTAGAAGAACAACTTCATTATCACGATCAATACATTTAACCCTAGCAGTAACTTCATATACTATTTTATTATGAGAATAGACAATATTTACGGCATCATAAGAATCGCGTACCAGATGGGCAGCGGTAATAAAAGTATTTCCATCAAGGGCTAAGCCATGCATATTGGAGGGTGCATCTAAGTCCATACGTTCAACTTGTACTATATTTTTGAAAACTTTATTAGTTATAGTAGTATTAATAGGTGTGTTACTGTTGATAGTAGGGAGGTCCGTTGCGTCTTCCAAATTCATAACTGGTCTATCTTGAGAAGCAATAGGTTTACGTGAGAATAATTTTGATTTAGCTTTTGATTTGTCAGAAGGACTTGGGTAAGATTCTAGTGATTTAATATTTATACGGCGGACGGCCTTATTTTTATTTTTTGACTTAGATTGTTGGTCATTCCAACTCTCCAAAACTATCTTCTTTATTTCTTCAGTATCCATGTCATCAAGATCATCTACTTCCACTTCTAGATCTTCTTCAGCTACATTCACAGATTTTGTGCGAATTGTCATGGCTATGCCATCTATTATCATGCGTACGGAGTCTGGAGAAAGAGTTACTTCAGTTTGTGGAGGGTATAAATAAGAAACAATCATTTTAACAACAATAGTAAGAGTAATCAAAGATAAAATGCAACACATTATAGTAAAGAATGTTGTCTTTTTAAATGCTTGCCAAATACGGGAATAAGTTGAAAGAGCTTTAAGAATTTCGACATTAGTTTCTTCTACGATGGTGTATTTCGATGTGTAATGAGAAGCCCACATTTCAGATAATATGCGATTTTTATGTGAATACAAAAATAATGAAAAAGTTACGTCTGTTATACTAGTGTGCTGAAAGCCTAAGTGAAGTCCTTTAATTACGTCTTCTAATGGTGCTTGATGAGCCAAAGTTCCATCTTGAGTAGAAACTTCAATAGTGTCATTATCTTTATTATACCAGTAAGCACCTAAAGTTTGAGTGGTGTCCACTGGTGTGTGACTGATAACTCCACGTTCACCTGTGACAGTAAAATCACCGGCTTCTAATTTAATTGTATAATTAGGGTCTGCTACACGAAGCATAGAGTAAGTGCGTAAGGCCAAATTTTTTAAATTTTCTTCATTAGGGACAGTGTTTTCCGGTAAGCGAAACATTGAGGCAGAAAAGACAAATCCTTTACGTAATTCGTCACTAATAGCAATAAAAGGAGCTACTCTAGGGGTAAGTTGACTATTGTGCCAAGCTTCATAACATTTAAAGTCATCGTTGACAACTTCAATTAGTTGTTTTATAGAGTCCATTTTAAGGTATACGTGAGGGTCATTAAGGATAGGATTTTCCTTTTCGACAAATTTTACTACTTGTTGTTCCTTGAAGAGGTGAGTGAATTTACTATAGATACGACTAGTAATGTCAGATACAGAAAGCATTTGTTCAGAATAAAAGTCTCGATGTATGTAATTATGTGAGATTATAGTTTCGGTTATAGCGGGAGGGCGATAGCAAACGTTACCGGCATGTTTAACATAGCCAGCTAAGCCTATTCTGCGTCCATACGCTTGTACTTTATCTGTTTTTTCTGGGAAATCAAGTGTACTACATTTTAATGGTATCCAATCAATAATTTTAGAGGCAATAGATTTTAAAGACCAACCGTAATTAGTTGCATTCATTTGAAGTGCGGGAACAAAATAAGATTGATTAATTTCAGCATTCATAGTGACAATTATAATTGAGGGAGCAGATATTGAATCGTATAAATGAGAGTAAGTGGCCTCGTTTGAAGAACTATCGTGTAATAAATATATACCTTGAGGAAGTTTAGCAGGAATAGTTGAAGACTTTATTTCAATTAAAGGAAGGGAAGTTAACACGGATAGTTGTGAAGCAACTTCTAAAGCCCCGTAAGACTTTCCTGCACGTGGAGGTCCAACCCATAAAGTGACTTGATGTTCACCAGTGTGTTGCGCCTCCAAGTTGCATCTATCTTCTTCAGGTTCAGGAATATGACAATTAAAGAATGGGTTAGTAGGTAATATAGGAATAGGAGGAGGTTCAGTAGGAGGAGTGAACGGTTCAGAAGGCATAGGTCTGCTATACCAATCTTTAGGGATCCCGGATAAGTGGTAAAGGCGTCCTGTTTCCAATTCAACAACAAAAGGAGGTGCTTGGTTATTTCCAGCACGATATTCAATTTTTGTTACTGAATCTCTAAAAACACCGTAATGATTATAATGTACACAAAATAGTAAGAATAAGTATGGGTCGAATTTACGTGTATGCATAGCTGATAGAATTTTCTGTCGTGTGTCCATAGGTATAAGGAAGCGATGTAAGGTGACACTAATATTGTCTCGATCATGTTGAGATAATGCTAATTGATTACTTTTTGCTAATATATTATGAATTTTTAAATTGACATTTTGATTAAGGATTTCTACGCGTGAAAATTTTAAAGGAGTAAATGGAATAGTTTCAATTTCTACAGTAGTAGGCATAATAGGGGTTGTTACAGCAGAGTTGTTAGGTTCTACTGGAGTGTTTTCTACTATACCTTCTCCGAGTGCGGTTAAAAAGTATTTGTTACGTAATTGAATGTTTTCTACAGTGCGTTTAACTAATTCATCATAGGATATAATTTCATAAGGATCAGGAAGTGTAGTTGTATTTATATGAGGAGCCGTAGGGGCAAAAGTCAATGCATCAACATTATCAGATATACAGGAAGCGGGTTTTAAGTACCACCTAAATTCAACGTTTTCGGGAATATATTCTTTTATATGGGGAATGTCGCGTCTACTACAATCATCATCTAATGGTTGGTGTTTATTTATCATTCCGACTCGTTGAAGACGAGACCAGAAAGCTTTAGCAGCAGATACAGAAAAGGAATTAAAGCCGAGATCAACATATTGGGCATTTGAAATGAGGAGAACTAATTTGGGAACAGCGAGTTGAAATTTATCTTCTATAGCAGCACCTTCGGCATTGTAGCTACCGCTAGAAATGAGTCCATTAAGATGTGGAATTATACGATCTTCTTGTTTCAAAGCGAGAAACTCGTCCATCAACCAGTACTCTTGAGTAGAGAGTGAGGGAAAATATTCTCCTTTAGCGAAATTTATACCGATACGGCCTTCAAGTAAAGCTTTAGCGGAAACGTCTTTCCAGAGTTGTATGTTTGCAAGCGTGGATTTGCCACATCCGGGTCTACCCACTAAGTGGATAGCGAATGGTTCTTGGCGAATACCAGCTTCTGCAGTTTTTCTATTTACAACTTGTAAAAATGCTTCAGCCTTAACGATAAGTGAATTTATAGCAGTATTCATATTGGTGAAGCCAACAGACACATCTTTTTGGTGAGCATTTAGAGTTTTTATTGAAGCCTTAGATGTTTGAATACATTCTTTGAAATTACATGATAATGGAATATTTACTAGATAGGAATTTATAGGAGTATTTAAAAATGACGTAAGGTCTTCCTCTACTTTCTTCAATGTAGCAATAGAGCTACCAATGGGACCAATATAAATCCCGAATGCCTCCAAAGCTACTACGTTCACTAGGTCTGTCATTTCTTTCTTGTTCTCATTGAGAGCACGTTTGATTTGAGTACCGTAAACTAGATTTTTGCCTATGGAGTATCCGAGACCGACATCGAGCCCAGCGATAACCAATGAAACAAGTGATAAAGTGAGGGTTAAAATAGAGTCGACAGATAAAGCTTCTAGGCGAGCTTTAGTAGGTAATTCGTCTAAGACGTCTGCCATATCAATAGCATCTGAAGGATGTGAGCCAAAACCAAAGAAAGTTACGGAAAGAGAAGTGGCGAGTTTCTTAATAGATTTTATAAGATCAGCAGTAAGTTGAGTATGTTTGACAAAGTACCAGATTGCTCCTACGATTTGTATGATAGCACATACGATAGTAGCAGTCTTAATAGTATTGGCAAAAACGCCCCAAGTCTCTGATAATATACAATGAATAATAGTTAAAAGGCCAGATACCATGCTGAAGGCAGCGGCATAATCAATAGCACGTCCGAGATCTGTTTTAGTCATAATGTGATTTACAAGAGTATCAAAAAGATATTCAGAAGGAGTATCTGATTGCAACCGGGCAGGGGCTTCAACGTGAGCGTTAGAATCTATCATTTGATCAAGGGTGTCATTCGTGTTAAAAACGAAACCGTTGATATAGACAATATTGTCTACTTTCTTGACATCTTCACGCTGACGACGAAGCCGGCGGTTGTTTGCAATTCTTTTAAAAGCGAGACGCGCTTTAAGAGATTTTCGATGTTTAAGCGGATCATGCGATGGTGTGTAATCAAAATTCCAGTCATCAGTATCGGATGAAGAGGGGGGAGTATCCTCAGCATCATGGAAAGCTTCTTCTTCAAAGAGGTTCATAACCTCAGTAAAGTGATCTTGAGTAAGTAGCGATCGGGATAATACGGCAGTGGGAGTGTAAGCAGTCGGGGGAGGTTGTGCCCAATCAATTGCGTCGTAAAATGATTCCTGGGATAAGAGATCATCTTCTACGTTTGATGGTAGAGGGGCGGGAATTCTTCTCCATGGATGTTTGGAGAGAAGACGTCGAATGCGACGACGACGACGTCGGCGTTGTTCTTGTGCAATTGTAGTTTGAAACAATAACAACGGCGAGGTCAGGTCGACAGTACTTGATGTTGAGTACCATGGTAGGGGAATCCATGAGATTTGCATTTTGGTTTTCGGCGTCTGGGGGATTGGCAAGGGAACGATATATTTTACTTTGCGTGTGTATTTCATATCGAATTGTTTGGTTTGTGACAGACTTCCTCTCTGTCAGGAGTGGCGCAGATTACCCCTGCGTTGCGGGGGTGTGAAGCTGTAGGAATAGCTTCGGGGGAAAATTTCAGGTTCAGTTTGCGTTCGTGAATGAGTGAGAGAAAATTTGTTCATTGAATGGAGAGCCAAAACACAAAGTGTGTACGATCGGCGGACAGAAGGTCCTAGTGTGATCTTAATTTATGGATGCAGACAATGTGTGGACGTAGTCGGGGAGATTCTTGCAAAAGACGGGTATCAACTTGCATAACTTCCTGTAACTTCCTCCGAACGAGGCAGGATGAGATACCTCTACGGAATCAGTTGTAGTTTCGTCCGAAATACCGAATTAGTCGTTGACTGACAAGTACCCTCGCACCTTGTATACGAGGTCTAAAATGAAAGTCGCAGACATCCATGAACGGGTTGACTCTACGTCATACAGTTCACAAAATTACTGAGAAATTTGGGGATTGGGAAAAGGTGGGTTCTCTTAAAATTAAATTGTGGTGGTTGAAAATCGACTCAGATATAATCTGAAGCCTGCGGAACGTTCTTGGTGTCGAGGTCACAATTAGTAACACATGCAAGTGGTTAGCAATGATGTGGTTTCGTTGGGGTGTCAACAGAGCAAGGTTTCGGGCAGGTCTACGGTATATCTCCATAGATACAAGCAAGAGGTCGCGGTAATGCTAGTAGAGACAGGATCTAATGAGTCAAGAATAAAACGACGATTCGAGGAGGGGTGCCTTAACTAAAGGGTGCTTTTTCGTGAGAATTGGCGGGGGTGTGAGCTCTAATCACTCGCAAGCAAAATGGACCACTCAATAGTAGTGCAATTCTTGCGTCAAAATAAAAAAGGACAAT